CGAACAAATTTGGCTGGTTCTTGTGTGCGAATACTATTTAATAAACGGCGTTCAAGTTCTTCTGCCTCTGGAGTATCATATGTTTCACGAAGTTGATTAATAAGATTAATAGCACTATTGATAATATGATTGGCACGACTTTCCAGAACAAACCCAGTATCTTTGGTTATACTCATTTGGCTCAATTCATCAAGAATACTACGAGATTGTTTACGCAAAATTAATTTACTCCAAAATTATTTAGGGTTTTTTATACTTCAGGAACTTTTCCACAAACTTGATCACACTGTATTAACCGACCAGTTTCATAGCTATCTTTTGTCCATGCACTCTCGACACTGCCAAACCATTGTATACAAGTTTCTAAATCATAATCGTGTAAACTATTATTTTTTACCAATGGTTTAATTTGACGATTTACAAATCCGTTAAACCCTTGATCATATGTAAGAGGATTAAATGCCATATAACAACAAGGATAAACTAATCCATTTGCAGCAATATAGATTGAATTATTATCTTTTGTAAAACAAGAATGGGTTAACCCGTGAACATATGGCTTGTGTGAATAAGTTTTATTTGAGTCTTTTTGAAAACGAATTATATCTTCAATATTTGTAAACCCATTATAATCTCCCATAGTGCGAACTAATTTACCACTGCGGTCAAATACTGGTCCAGTGTTACGACCATGATCTTCAAGTTGAAATCTTGTAAATCCTAATTTTTTAGAAAGTTGTTCTGCATCTTCAACTTGATGTTTGTTGTGTTCAAAACGTATCATTTTCCAAATGGCAACACCACCAGCATCCATGTATGTTTTTGCATTTTGAAGTATTCGATTGAAGTTTGTATCTTGACGATATATTGCGTGTGTATCTTCAAGACCATCCAAACAAAACTCTACAATTGTATTTGAAAATTTACCTAATTCATGCCAAAAATCTGCATTTCTTGCACTACCATTTGTGCTGATTTGTATTCTTAATGTTGGATTACACGATTTGAAGTATTCAATAATTTGTATGGATTCTAAATTAGCGGTAAAATCACCGAAATTTCCATTAATCAATATACCATATTCAAGTTGTGCAATAAATTGTGGAGAAAATGATTTTTTAATTAATTCAAGTGATAAACTGGTTTCTTCATATCCGCTATTGTATGGATAACCAAACAAATTTCTAGGACAAAGTGGACATCTAGCATTGCATAAACTACTAAATTCCATGTGTAGGTGACGGATATTTTCAAAAGAAATCATACGGTATTTAAATAAACATATGCCTAGAAAATTTTTAGTTAAGTTATGCAATCCAAACAATGTCAATGATGAATATGTGTTAAAATTTGATTTAATCGATAGTTCAATAGTAAAAAAATGGCATTTAAAAGTCATCGAAGCAATTAATCGTGGATACACAATAGATGATCCTGAAAGATTTTATGGATTAAACACATTTGAAGAAGATAAAAGAATTGCAATTGAACGCATCAATAAATGTATTGATATTATCAATAGTCATAAAAAAATTATAGACCGTAACTTACATAACATCAATGACACAGATACTTTAAATTATCTTCATCATATATTTGAAGAATATCATGGATTACTAGATCAACAAACAAATGAATTTTATATAGGTGCAAGTTTAGAAGTAAAAAAAGCACTCAGTGATTTGAATATAGCAGTTCATCGTGTTGAAAATGTATTATATGGTAACCCAAAAAGATTTGTAACAACTTATTTTGGATTGCCAAAAACCGATAAACTAACCGCAGAAGATTTTGATCATATGACATGTCACTATAATTTTGGCGGATTATATTTAAATTATGTTGAGGTTGGTAAGACTCTTGAAGATTTGGTTAGGGATAAAGATGAATATATTAACGATGATGCTTTCAAACCATGGAACTATTATAGTGCAGATTTTACGGTTATATTATATGATACACCGTTAGAAAAATCACAAAAAGAAGAGATGGATTGTTTACAATACTATAATCAAAATCTTGATTTCTTCCACAATCTTGGTTATCCACAATACACCAATCAGTTAAAACCAGGTTTTATAAAACTTGGTAATCTTGTTTTTGATGACAAAGATACCGTAATATCAAATATTACCAAACATCAATATGTAAAAAACGTTACTTTTGTTTAAGATTTTGTAGCATTTGTTTCAGCGCACTACTGTTTACATCTGCCGCAACTTTGCCAACGGGTTCATCTGGTGCCATATCAGTGATTGGCTTGACATTACTGCCATTCTTAATACTTGCAAATATGTTACTACCAGATTTCTTAAATTGTTGATTGTCATCATCGGGCAAATCACGAATACGTAAACTATCAATATCAAACTCAAGTTCAATCTTTTGTCCAACACCACTGCTACTACGAGTTTTCATAAGTTGTAGCTGATATTTGCCATGTTCACGCATACTACGAGAAGTAAAGATACCAAACAGGTTATCCGCAGTGTTAATTTTACTAATACCACCACTAATGTGACTGTGATCAAACTCAACTTCTTCAACTGATGCACGGTTTAACTGTGATGCTGTTACAAGTAGAATATCCAATTCTTTTGCAAAGTTACGAATTTCTTCGGACACATATTTGTCCTTAACGAACAAATCACTTGGACTTACCTTTGCACTAACTGGCATAAGAAGATCAAGATAATCAATCATAACAAAATCTACACGGCGACCTGTGCGGATTTGAAGTTCTTTAATATAAGCACGAACATCATTGATATTGCTTTGTGCTGGCATATACTTGATTTGCAAACGACCGCTTTTCTTACCAAGCATCTTAACCTTGACTTCAATATCTTCAATACTCTTGAAAATATCTTTAGATGGAGTATTGGTAAGCATACCATCAATACGCATAGCCGTGAGTTCTTCACTCAATTCAAGTGTGATGTATACACCATTAAGACCAGCTAATACCCAATTACAAGCAATGTTTTGCATGAACAATGACTTACCACTGCCACTACCACCAGCAAATATATTCAACTCGCCACGGTTGAAACCGCCATATAGTTTCTGGTCAAGTGTTGCCCAACCTGTGCTAGTTTGTCCATTATTGTTTTTAATTTTATTCAATCGTGAAATAGGATCAAGAAAGTAATCAGTTCCTAAATCTTTGGTTAAGCTGATTTGAACCGCATCTTTAATAATCTTTTCTACGGGATCAAAGTCACCTTTCTCAAGCATGTCTGCGGCTTTAAGAATTGCACGTTCAAGTTCTTTTTGTTTGGTAAATCCTTCAAATTCTTCCAAGAACCAACCTGTATGGTCATCGGTCATGCCAGGTATTGGTTGAAAAGTATTATTAGTAGCAGCGTTGATTTGCTCCGCCAATGGCATAATCGTATGCTTGTCACAATGTTCTTTAATGAACTTTGCAGCACTCTGTAAACTACGGTCAAAGTTATTTGGATTAAATATGTTTTGGACTCGCACATAACTTTGTGGGTCACTTAACATCATTTCAATGAAAAGTTTTTGAACTTGTGCGTCGTAATTTTTTGCCATTATGTTTATAATACTCTAAAATCAAAACTAAAATCAATATATTTTATACAATTCCAATGCCTTTTCTATATATTTTTTATTAGCGTCATAGAAACAGTTGTAAAAATCATCTAAATCAAAATTATCATCAAGTTCTAAAGAAAAATTTTTTAAAAGAGCATAAACGTTTTCTTTAAAATCCTGTAGTGAAAAAAAACTGTTTATGTTAAAAACAAAATCATCTTTTTCTAAATTTAAATTATTCTGTGATTTATAAAAAAATAATAAAAGTTCATCAAGCGATTTTTCCAAAATAACGTCCGTAAATTTATAATTTTTTTCATTCTTGTATAATTTTATTATTTTAGGTGGTAGAAAAAATTCTATTTGATAAAAAGGAACTAATTTACTTTTAATTATTTCTTTCAAAACATCTGAATAGTTTATGTCTTGAAATATATAAATGTGTTTAGAATTTTTAAAAATTTGTTTAAGATCATCTAACCCTTCAAAATGTGTTAATCTTATAGGCGGCTGCATTTTCTTTTGATCAATATTTTTATTACTGTTTTCAAAAAGAAATCTTTTTTTATTGTCTTGATTAAATTTTTTCCATTTAATAAACTCATGATAATTGTGCAAATTTTCAATAGGGTCAATAATTTGAAAATGTGCTGTATTATTCTCTGAGAAAATTTCTTTGTTTGTTATTTGAAAATATTTTTGGCATTGTTTTGTATTATGAATTATATGATACAGTGTGCTACCAAATGTCCCCGTTGTATAATGTATAAAAAAGAATTTTGTATTAAAAAAATTATTATACATTAAACCATTTCTTTGTTTGTAGTTGAATTTTTAAACTATTTGTCTGCGCACTATCTAATATACTACGCATGGTAAACAACTGACCATACTTAGCAACAGCATCTGATACATCTTTAATACCAACTTCCCATTCAGGAAATGCAACACTCCAACCATATTTTAGTGCGGCATTAACCATTGCTATACCAGCCCTATCACGGTCAGGCACAACAATGATATCACGGTCAAGCGTTTCAATAACTTGCGCCTGTTCATCATTTACTTCATTACTGCAAATTGCAAGTGCATTGATTGAAAGAGCATCAAGCAATCCTTCAACAACAATACAAAACTTTGCGTCACGATGTTGACGGTCATACCCCCAAATCAGATTACTTGGATAGTTAGAAAAATATTTTAATTTCTTTTTACCATCTTCAAACAATCGACCACTAAAACCCATAGGTTTGTTTTTCCAAGTAAATGGAACTAACACACGGTTGCGCAATGACGCATCATCTGTCCAATAAAACTCATGTAACTTATCACCGAAGCCACGAGCATCAAGATAATGAATAGCATTTTCCAAACTGTTGTAATCTTCTTCATTAATATATCCATCATTTAACCAACTTGTAATGGGACGACCAGGACAAGGATCACGTGGTTCATAGGTAGGCAACTCACGTGTTTCAACTACAACTGGTTCTGCGGTCTCTTGGCTGATAGCAAATAGCGCAAGACGACTCACAACTTCTTCACCCATACCGAGCCAGTTCATCCAACGCCGCATTTTATAACTTAAACGACGACCTGGTTGCCAACTACAAGTATAGTGACAATTAAAACAATGGTAATTGATACCGCCTTCTGGGGTTTGGTGAACACCGCCACGACCACGAGTATCGGCTTCGTGTCCCAAATGCTGACAGCATGGTGCATTAAAGCTAATCCACCCACTTGGTGTAGCTTTCTTTTTCCATGGCAAATGGCTCAGTATTTGGTTTGTAATTTCCATTACACTAATATAACAGATTTATAGCAATCTGTCAAGGACGATAATAAATGTAATTCATTTGACCGCTGATTTGGCTAACCTTAAATCTTACAGCACGATATTTGCCTTGGAAATTAAAGTAATTTGTTCCAGTGACATTGGCACAATTAGCATAACTTACTGTAGTATAGCTATTAGCATCGACGACACTCTTGGCGTCTAAACTCACCTGCAACTGAATATTGCCAGTAAATGCATTTGCATTATATTGTACGGTTTGATAAACAGCACTGCCACGAACATAGTTGGCTGTCAAGAAACTACTACTATAAGCAACATTTACATAATTTGTATCGCCGTCATTGCTGTATGTAAAATTGTTAGCACTATAACTTGGAGTAAACTGCGGATAAACACCATCGTTTATTCTAGCTTGACCCTGTGCCTGATAGTTGTCATCACTGTAAACAATTTCTTGTTCACCACTGCCATTTATGGCAACAATGCTGTAATTATATAAACCAGCGTTTATGTTATCAAGTAAACTGCCTTCAATTAGACAAGTTGCCACACCATCACGTGTATAAACGAGGTCAAGATTGCGTGAAAACACTAATTCTTTTGTAGTGCTATCAATCAAGTTAAATAAAACTGTGCTTTGTAAAAGGCTCACAGGTTTCTGATCATTATTCTTGATAACGAACTTAAATCTATTATCTACACCTTTATATATTTGTAATGGCTTGGCGTAAAACAACTGATTCTCCCTTGGTAATGCAAGGTCGCTGTTCTTTACAACTGTTATAATTTGTGGATATAAATAACCTGAAATTTGCTGCAACTAATGGACCCTTTTTAATATTTATTATGAGTTTTTCACTGGAACAAATGCTTGAACAATATCCCTTCTTAAGTTACATAAAATACCC